CCGGAATACGTCTCGGCGACCGACGCCGGCAAGGCCCAGGATGCCAGTGGCTCCCTGGCATACGCGCGGGCCGTCATGGTGGAGGCCTCGGCGGCCGAGGACGATCTCGGGAGCTGCCTGCTCCTGGGAATGTGCCCGGCGATCAACGACGCGGTGAAGCGTATCACGACCGTAACGTCCAAGACCACCGCCGCCGCCGTCACCTATACGGCGGCGGAACTGGTCGGCGGCCTGATTCTCCGGGACCCGAACGGGGGAGCCCGGTCCGACGTGACCCCCACGGCGGCCCAGATCGTCGGGGCCATCGCGGGCTGCATCACCGGGTCGAGCTTCGAGTTCACGATCCGCAACACCGCCGACGGCGACGAACCGATCACCCTCACGGCCGGCACCGGCGTGACCCTCTCCGGCACCATGACCATCGCCCAGAACTACTCGCGCAACTTCCTGGCCGTGGTGACCGATGCGACCAGCGGCTCAGAGGCGGTCACGATCTACAGCCTCGGCACGGTCGCCCACTAATACTTTGACATGAAAGGAGGAATTGAAACATGCCTCAACCCAATGTGAAAGAACTCCTCGTCACGGGACCCCTGCAGAACGTCTCCGTGGCATACAGAAACAAGGCCTACATCGGCGACCGGGTTTTCCCGATCCTCGACGGCATCGATCCGAAGGCCAAGATTGCCGTCTATCAGAAGGGCGCCTGGTTCCGCGACGAGGCCGGAATCCGTGGTCCCGGCGCCCGCGCCCCCCGCGGCGGCTATCCCATCGATTGGCTCACCATCTCCACGAAGGAATACGCCTTCGCCAAAGAGGTCACCGACGAGGACCGGCGCTTTGCCCAATCGCGGATGGCCCCGCCGTTGAAACCGGACCAGGACGCCATCGAGTTCTGCGCCGATAAGATCGACCTGTCGAAGGAGAGGCGGATCGCCTCCCTCATCATAAGCAGCACCTGGGCGGATGGCAATGTGGGCGGCGAGGATGCCGAAGGGCTCTGGAGTCCCAAAGACGATACGAACACCTTCCTGGCCGACATCGCCAACGGCCGGAAGACCATCCAGAAGGCGACCGGTGTGACCCCCAACTGCCTGATCCTGGATTTTGCCACCTACGAGGCCCTCAAACAATGCTCGGGCATCCTGGAAAAGATCAAATACACCCAGCGGGGCGTTCTCACGGCGGAACTGCTGGCCGCGGTCTGCGACCTGGAAGAAGTCCTCGTCGGGGAGGCGATCTACTCCACGGCCAAAGAGACCAAAGCCGGGACGGATTTCACGGCCCGCTACGTATGGGAAGTCAACGCCGGCAAGGGCATGGGCTTCCTGTTCTACCGGCCGCCCAGCCCGGGCCTCAAGGTGATCTCCGCGGGATACCAGTGCCGGACCGCCTATGAGGACGGCTCACCCCGCCGGACCACGATGTGGCGCGAAGCGGCGGAGCATCAGGACGTCTACGAGGTCGCCGAGGAGACGGACATCATCCAGGTGTCCGCCGGCGCGGGGTATCTCTGGAAAGATACCTACGTGACCTAACATTCCCCGATCTCCGGTGGCGTGATGCTGATATCGCATCATGCCACCGGAAGGAGGCGATAACGAGGAACTGACATGGCATATAGCACGCAATCAGACCTTGAAGAGCAGATCAGCCAGGATGAGCTTGTAGAGCTGACCGATGATTCAGGAAGCGGTTCCGTAGACACGTCCGCCGTGGCCCGCGCCATTGCCGACGCTGATGCGGAGATCGATTCCTACTGCGGAGGCCGCTATACCACGCCCTTTTCTCCTGTACCTGTCATCATCCGCAAATTCTCCGTGGACATGGCAATCTATCACCTGTTTTCCAGGCGCTCTGTTCTGAAGGTCCCGGAGGAGCGACAGAAGCGTTATGACAACGCAATCCGGTTCTTCAGAGATGTGGCGAAGGGCCTGATCTCCCTGGGTGCGGATGCCCCGGCGGAGCCGAGCGACGGCCTTCCCCAGGCAACGCGCACGAAAGATGATCGGATTTTCTCTCTGGGCAAGACATCGGACGGGAGCGCCGGGACATTGGATAACTACTGATGATCACGACGATTCATGACGAAATTATCAAGCAGCTGGAGAAGATCACCGCCGTGGCCAGCGTGGGCGTCTGGCAGGGCGATATCGAGGATCTCCTCAAGTCGCCCCAGCGCCTGCCTGCCCTGAACGTGATCTACCACGGCGCGGATTTCGATGAGAAAAAGGTCATCGGGACGAACCGGGCCGATCACCAGATGGACTTCCTCATCGTCCTGGTCGGGAGGAACCTCAAGAGCAGGGAGGCCGGTGCATCCGAGGCCTACACGATCATCGAGGCGGTCAGAAACTACCTCATCGGCCATCCGATCAGCCCTTACGGGTGGCTCTGGCCTGTCAGGGAGGACCTGGTGATGGCTGAGGGAGGGCTGCTGGTCTATGGGCTCAATTATCGTTTGAAGACGAATATCATCGCAACCGAGCCGGTCCCTGAACCGGAACCGTAAAAAGGAGGATCTATGAAAAAACTATATTATGACGAAGGTCCGGAACTCATGGGCTGCGGCATCGCCGGTTGGTTCCGGATCGGCATTCCAAAAGAGGTCCCTGACGACCTGGCGGACATCCTGCTCCGCAAGGGGAGGCTGAAGGAATACCAGGAAAACCAGCCGGAGATCGCAGCCGGCCGAGGCAAAAAGGGAAAGGAGGAATAACCCATGTCCCAGCAGTCAGGCGCTAATGCCGTGTTGATCTTCGACACGGAGACGACCTACAAGACCACACCGAGTTCGCCGGACGCCCATGTCCTGCCGTTCACGAGCGAATCTCTCCGGCTGAACCGCAACCTGATCTCGTCCCAGACGATCCGCTCCAGCCGCAACCCCCAGGCGCCGGTCCGGGGAAACGTTGACGTCTCCGGCGACATCAATTTCGAGCTGTCCCCCCAGTACGGGAAGCTCTTCAAACACATTTTCGGAAGCTACGGCGTTGCAGGTGGAGCGGCACCCTACACGCATACCTACAAGATCGGCGCGCTGCCGGTCGGGATGTGCATCGAAAAGCAGTTCACGGACCTGGCCACCGACAAATACTTCCTCTACAACGGCTGCCGGGTGAACAGCTTCCGGCTGGCTGCCAAACCGGAAGGGATGATTGACTGCTCCG